GCAGGCATCGGCCGGACGCGAACTCCGCAGCGCTTCCTACCTCGAATTCCCCGTGGTCGTCGTACCAGCACCGCACCGACCCGTCAGGCTGCTCTCCTAGCGTTTCGCCGGTGAAATCCGTGAAGAGCACCCCGTCGGCATCGCTGTAAGCGGAACCCTCCAGCGTGACGGAGTGCGCCAATGCCTCCGCAACCGTAAGGGTCGGAGTCGCGGGAGGCGGCACCTTAGGCCTCCCGAATTACGAGCGAGAGGCTTTCGTTGAACCCCGTCCAATCCTGATAGCCGCCCGAAACGTCGGGACCGAAGGAGGCGCCCTCCAGCGTCACCTTGCACGAGAGGTTGGCGTTCCGGAACGCGGGACCCGTGCAGACGACCGCGCCGGCGTCGATGGCGGCGCGCAGGGCGTCGGCGTCCTCGGCCAGCATCTCAATGGTCTCGCCCTCCCATGACCGTTTCTGGGAATCCGTGCCGTCCAGCAGCGTGTTGTCGAACGCGTCCACTACCTCGCCGCGGAACGTGCGCGGCCGCTCGCGGAAGCGGACGAACTCCACCTCGATTCCGGCGATGTTCGCGAAGGACATCAGGAGGGCTCCGGGTAGAGCTCGAACACCGGGCGGAAAGAGGGGTTGGCGAGCGACAGGCGCCGCATCTCGCCGTAGAGCTGGCGGTACGTCTCGCGCCCATCGCCTGACGTCTGGATGGTGATCGGGATGGAAAGCCCGGAGATGTTGACGGCCGCCCCGGACCCGCCGGCGGGAGTCAGCGGCGGGCGCGCGGGGCCCGACGGCGGGGCAATGGCGTCCGCCGCCCGCGTGGCGTCGAAGCGGAAGCGCGCGAGCTTGAACCCCTCCACCACGTTGACCAGCCCCGTAGCCGCACGGTTCGCGGTCTGGGTGAAAGCGTCCAGCGCGCGGTCCGTGTCCAGAAGATGCTTGATGAATTCGTCTACCGATTCGAAGCCGGCGATCATCTGCGCGCTGATTGCCCCCTCGCCGAGCGCGGTGATCATGTCGCGAAGGCCCTGCTCCAGCACCGCGCGGGCGGCCGATGAGTCAAGGTTCAGGTTCGCCAGCCCGAAGTCGCGCAGCAGTTCCGGGGCGAGGCCCTGCTCCAGCAGCGCGAACTGGCCTTGCAGCTTCTCCAGCGGGTCGGTGACGTCGAAGATTTCCAGCCGCGCATCCAAAAGGCGCTGCTGGCCTTCGATGGTCGCCGCGAAGCGCTCCACCGAGAGAGCCGAGAGCCGCAGCGCTTCCTCAAGTTGATCCAGCGCGCCGATGATGAGGCGCCCCTTCTCGTCGAGGATCTGGACGTTGACGCTCTCTGCGATGGCGTTCAGCTGGTCCAGGCTGATGCCGAGACGCAGGAGCGCGCCCTCCAGGATCTCACTAGCCGCGCCGGCGCCGCGCGTGCGGAAGACGGTATCAATGGCGCCCTGCACGCCATCCAGAGCGGAGAGCGCCCGCGACACCTGATCCTCAGCCCCGAACGTGAGGCGGAACCCGGCCAACTCCGCCCGCGTGCGGTTCAGCTCATCCGTGTTCCGGTCGATTGCGGCTTCCCACTCCTGTTGGCGAGCGGATGGGCCGAGCAGCTGGGAGCCCAGCGAGAGCGCAGTCCCCAGCACGCCCACAGCGCCAGACAGCGCGGCCCCAAAATCGGGGAGGCCGGTCAGTGCACCCCCGTTCATCGCATCCCGGAGTTGCTTAGCGGCGCGGGTCAGTTCCACGATGTCGCTCAGCATCCGCGCGGTGCCGTCGTTCACAGACTCCAGCCCGCGCAGCACGCGCTCCAGCCCCTCGGCTACGGCGACGTACGCGTCTAGAGCGCCATGCGTGCGGCGCCACGCGCGCTCCTGTGCGTCGATACCCTGCGTGAGTTTTCCGACCTGCGTGTCCATTACGGCGAGCGCACGAAGAGATTGCGAGCTGATCTCCGCACTGATTTCGAGAACGGGCGGGTTTTGGAAGAGGTTCGCCAAGCGGTTCTGGAACGCCGCGAGTTCCTCGTCAGCCGCCCGCTGCTCCCGCCTCAGCGCATCCAGCAGGCGGAAAGCTTCGGGCGGGGCGAGTGCACCGAGCTTCGAGAGAGCGTCAGCCAGCCGATCCACGCGCTCACGTGCCTCTTCGGCCGCACCGAAACTCCGCTGGAGGGCTTCGGGTAGTTCGGCCACGCGCGCGAAGCCGAACTGAGATGCGACGGCGAAGTCGCGCAGTTGCGCGTTCACGCTCGCGAAGGTATCAGCGAGCTTGTCAAGGTCGCCGGTTGGAATAATCGGCGGGCTTGTCGGGGGTTGAAGAGTCCCGGCCTGCTTTATCAGGCCCTCGATCAGGGCGACTTTCCCCTGCGCCTCTGAGATCTGCCGGTCTAGAGCGGCCAGCCCGACGGATGTGATGAGTGGAGAGATGCGGGGGACTTCACGCTCCTGAAGTCTGATCGTCGCGCCCTCGCGAATGTTCGGAGCGATAGTCGCGACAGAGCGCGTCGCGTTTGCCACGTTATCGAGCGCCTCGCGATACCGCGTCAAATCTCTGATTCGGCTGTTGAGCGCGTGCTTCTCGCCTTCCAGATCCACTCCGGAAAGACCGGCGAGGCTTGCACGGTATGCGTCTACGGCGCCCGCTGCGGCGAGTGCATCTAGTTTGTTCTTGACGAGGAGGGCGGCTAGCACTCCAAGACCCGCGACTACCGGCCCTCCAACCGCAATGAGCGGCAGCAACCCTACACCGATGGCGGACGCGAGAGACGTGACGGCCGCGGTGAGAGCACCAACCAGCAAGAGCAGGGGACCCATCGTCGCGGCAACGGCTCCGATAGCCACTCCCCAGCGTACCATGTTCGGATCAAGATCCCGAACTCGTTCCAAAAGTTTTGCCAACCCCTCAACGAGCGGCAACACGGCGGGAATTAGCACCTCACCGATGGCGGCTCGCGCGCGGAAGAAGGCGTCTGAAAGGTTCTCGAAACTGTTGGACACCCCGCCGGAGACACGCGGCAGGCGCTCTAGCTGCGCGGTAAGGCGGTCGAAGAACTCCGTGCTCGTAAGCTTGAGCTTCTGGATTAGTTCAGTGTCAGCCGAGCCAAACGCGTCGAGCAGCGCAGTGCGTACCTGCGGAGCACGCTCAGCGAGTTGGTTGATCTCCTCGGCGGCGACCTTCCCCTTGCCGGCGATCTGCTGCAACGCCAGCGTCACCCCGTCCAACTCCGCCTTCCCGCCGCCAGCCGCCGCAACGGCGTTGCCGAAGGCGACGAGCATCCGCTCCGCGAGCCCCGCGTCAATGCGCACGGCCTGAAGGCGGATGCTCCCCTGAATCGCCTCACGGAATCCGAGCCCCGGAAGCTTGGCCACCTCCTCCAGGCGATCCAACTGCTCGGCGGTTTTCTCCGCCGAGCCTGTCACCGCGAGCAGCCCTCGCTCCAGCCGGTCCATCTCCGCCGCTGCGCTGACAGCAGCAGCACCGACGGCGAGCGCCGGCAGGGTGACGCCGATGGTGAGCCCACGGCCGAGCGCGGTCATGCGGTCCGCAAGCCGGTTCGCCGCCCGCTCCGCTGCGGTGAAGCCGCGTTCGAGACCTTCAAGGTCCGCGTCAATGCGGACGACCAGCTCGCTCAGCGGCGGCACGGGGCTTACTTTCGCTTGCGTTCGCGGTGCTCTTCGGCCAGCAACTCGCCGAACTCGACCAGCTCCTCGGCTGTCAGTCCGTCCTCCACTTCGTGCGGGAACTTCTTAAGCTCCCGGCACGCTGCCCACATCAAGCGTCGGCCGGGGCGGGCGAGTCGTCTTTTCCCGCCTCTACCGCCGCGCCGTCCATCCCCGAGAGCCGCAGCGCGATGGTGGCGACGCGGTCCACCTCCTCCGAGTCGAGGCTGTCGACGAGGGCGACGTCCGAATCAGCGAAGATGCGCTCCTTCGTCGCCGGGTCGCGCACCGTCTGGAGCACGAGGGCGGGGAAGAGCTTGGCGTAGATCGGGACCGTCTTCCCGCCGACACGCCCGTAGCCGATGTCCATCACGCGGTGCTTCTCGCCAGCGGTCATGCCGGAGACGAGCACCGCCTCGCCCATCAGGGTCGTCTCTTCGTAGCGCACGCGGCTCGCGGCGGCGGCGGCCATGCGCTCGGCGAGGGCGGAGCGGGCCGGACCCTTGTCGGCCTTTGAATTCTGGGTGCTCACGAATCATCTCCTGGTGGTGAGCGGCCGGGCCCGGAGGCGAGCACCGGCCGTCAAGGTGTGGATCAGGTCGGGACGGTGTACGGCACGCGCACGCCGTAATCGCGGAGTTGGAAGCTGCACTGGACCCACTCGCCGTCCGACTCGCCGGAGTCACCGTACTGAGTCACCCGGCATTCCTGCTGGTACCCTTCCGCGCCGGAGACAATCTCCTCCGTATCGGGATCCCACCCGCCGGGCAGCACGCGAATGAACACCGTGGTGCGGTTGTCCTTTGCGTCCCGGAGTACGTTCTGCCCGTCGGTGTCGTCGGTGTTGTAGAGGCCCGACAGGGAATACTCGTCCGTGTCATTACCGGCGCGGCGGTAGGGAGTTGCGCGCCCGAAAACGCGCGTCTTGATCTCGTCCTCTTCGCCGTGCGTGGCATCATACGAACTGAGATCGGCGATGATCGCGTACGGACCCGCCTCGGCGGCGGCGACCATCAAGACTGTGGTCTCGGGATCAAACGGCATTTCTTCCTCCGTCCTCGTTGGTGGTGGTCTTGCGCGCTTCCGGCGCGCTCAGGTCTTCGGTGGCGGCGGTCTCGCCGGTGCGCGCTGTACGGCGCTGCTCGATGGCCCGCCGTACAGACGGGGGAATGTAGAGACCCCCACCGCCGGTCTCGCGGTCAGCCACGGCATCGAGCGGAGTGGCCGGTCGGAGGTTCGCCGTCGGCTTCTTCGCGGCCGGCTTCGTTCTACGGTTTCTTTCCGCCATGACGGTCCTCCGGGTTGGAGCGTTGTCCGAAGCGCCGCGGCTCTGCGGGCGCTGCTGGAGCGGCAGGATCTTCCTTCGCCAGTAGCCGCAGCGAGGCGTTGATCTGCTCCCGCTGGGCGAGAAGCATGTGGATCAGCGCATGCCGGTCGTCTTCACTCATGCCGCGGCCCTCGTTCGGATGCGGTAGCGCACGGGCAGGTGGCGCAGGGGCGCGTCCCCAGTGCGGTCTACCAGCGTGGTGGCGAACTCCGGCTTGAGCCGGGCAGTGCCGAAGCCCGCGACGGTCAGCGGCGTCTCCAGCGCGGCGTTCATCTGAGCCATGATCCCGAGCGCTTCCTTGCCCCCGTTGTAGGCGCTCCAGACATGCGCCGTTATCGTGTCTTCATGGCCGGCGCGCGCGAAGGAGCGGCGCGGTGCTTCGGTCATCTCCCCCACCACGATGTAGGGCGGTGCCGCTCCGTCCGGTGCAGCGCCGTCGTAGACCTTTGCGCCCACGAGCGCGACCAGCGGAGCGTATCCCTTCCATCGCGCTACCAGCGCCACCTGCACAGGCCACAGGCTGCTCACCGTGTCGCCCTCACGAATGCCGAGCCCAACTGCTCCTTGAGCCGCCGCACGAATTCCGGCTGCTCCTCCTCGATTGCGGGCAGGAGGAACGGCTGAGCGGGCATGTAGCGCGTCCCGAACTCGACGTAGGGGGCGTACTCGACGTTGGTCCCCACGGTGCCTGACAAGCCCTCGTCTGCGGGCTCTATCGCGATGCTGTTCCGCAGGCGACCTGTGTCGACGGGGCAGCGCTCCTTGGCGCGGCGCTGGACGTTGAGCAACGAGCGGAACACCTCCCGCTGCACGGTGCGGCGACCTTCCGCGTCCACGTTCAGCAGCGCGCGGCGCAGGGCGCTCATTCCTTCCACCCGGACGCGGATCATTTGTGCACAGCGGCGCGGAGGTTGATCCCGAACGAACTATCAGCTCCACGTCCCCACGCATGAGATCCATCTTCCGCTTCATGCCATTTACCACCGTGGCCAGCGGGGAGGGCGCATCTGTCGGTCCCGTTGAGAGAGGGGCAACGCTCCGGGGTAGCCGTAGCCTCTACGCAATCGATGATATCGAGAACCGATACCCCGATTCGGAACGTCGTATCAATCCACGGGTCATCCGCGGTCGCCCGGACGGAGATCTCTTTAACGCATCGAATGGGCGTGCCGTTTAGGTACACGCCGAGAATTTCTTCGCGGTTCGCCTCAATGCGTAGCGTCCGGTTGCCGCGGATGGGGGGCTGCCTTTGGGCGCTCATGCAAGTTCCTCACAGAGAAGTTGGAGTTCCACGCGCCGCTCCTCGGGGTCGATCACCCGCCGGATGTCCAGGTACCGCGTTCCAAACCGAATCCGCATCCCGGTCGTCACGCCCGGCCGGTAGCGCATCGTCACCTGGTGCGTAACCGTTGCTTCCGCCTGCATCGCCCGCAGCGCCTCGTTACCCGAGAGCGGTCGCACCTCCGCCCAGATCGGTCCCGCGTCGTCGCCCCACACCTCCGCCCCCCCGCCGCCTTCGTCCTCAGTGCGGGTGAGGCCCTGGAGGTAGACCTGATGCCGTAGGTCGCCTGGATTCATACGCCGTGGCGAATCCACGGGCCCAGAAGGTCACGGAGCGTGAACTCGATCTCCGGAGCCACAGTTCCAACCGCCACGGGGACGCGATGCTCCCACCAATGCGAGACGAGGTACGTTACGGCTTGGCGGATGTCCGGCGGCTCTTCGCTCGGCTCGTATCCCACCGTCGCCGTGACGACGTATTCCAGCGCCGAGTCCCAGAAGACGCCGCCGCGCCGCAGGATTTCGGTTCCGTGCGAACCGCCGGCGCGAAGCCGCAGGAGCCATCCGTCGTCATCATCCTCGCCGATTACTGTCTCTTCGCCGCCCAAGTAGGAACGGCTCGCAACGCTTGTGATCTCCGCCGCGCGCTCCGGAAGCCGTAGCGTCCCGGCGGCGGAGCCAGGGAGCACGTACTCCGCGTCCTCCAGAGGCGGGCCGAAGTAGCGCCCCGTGCGCCGCTCGATCCACGCGACAGCCGCAGCCTCCAGATCCTCCAGATACGCCACCTGCGCCTCTTCGGCGTAGGCGTCCTCCAGCGTGTCGATCCGGAGCGCGGTCTTGAGGTCGGAGACGGGGATCACGGCGTCTCCTTCCGTTCCGGCTCCTGCTGAGTCGCGGGAGGCCTGTTCAGCCACCGGACCCAATTCGGGCGGACATTGGCTGCGGCTTCAAAGGCTCTATCAGCAGCATCTTCGCGCTTCCGCATCCATCGCCACGCGTATCCGAGGTTCTGGAGTAGGTGGCGCCAGTAGCCTATCGGCCGGTAGTGGCACTCGCGCTCGTATACCCACCACGGGAGCACGCCGAACCAGAGGGCGCAGAAGATCGCGCGGGTCCTCATGCGATCCTCCGGAACGCGAACGTGTGGATGTCCTCGCGGCCCAGCGTTGTCTCGATGTCGACAATTTCGACGCATGTCCAGCCGTGTTCTGCCATCCAACGCATAAGACCTCGCGCCGTCCAATACCAACAGTGTTCGTCCGGGCGGAAGTGCTTGCTACTGAGCACATGCTCGGGACCCGTGAAGATGGGGAGGCAGCAGAACACCCAACCTCTTGCGTGCGCCAGGAGGGGCCCCGGATTCGGGATGTGCTCCAGCGAGTCCCAAAAGGTGAGCGCGTCGTAGCGCTCCGATGTCAGATCGGCCTCTAGCCCGCGCTCGCGCAGCCAGCGAATGCCAGCCGGGTTCACGTCGGTACCACGCGTGAATGGGCGTGCGGTGATGAAGTCACCGCAGCCGATGCCGATATCGCAGACCGAGGCGTCCGGACCGGCGTAGCGGTTCACCAGGGCCACGCGCGCGGCCGTTATGCGCCGGCCCATCTCCGTGTCCGCGTACCCCTGATATTTGGCGAAGTAAGCCGCGTCGTAGGGCGCCTCAGTGACCGGATACCAGCCCATGCCGCGTTGCGGCAGCCAGACGAGCCCCTCGGATGCCCAGCGCTCGAAGACGCTGTCCCGCTCGGTCGCCGGGCGCGCAGACGGAGGGGGCGTGGTGGCGATCATGCGTCCGTTACCTCGGCAAGCGCCGCCGAAAATCGCGACGGAAAGTCACGGATCGTCTTCTCGCACTGGTGCCTGTTGTTTCTGCATCGACAGTAGCGGTCAGGCAGGAGGAACCGCATGCGACCAGCGTCCATCCGCCTGTCCACCAGCACCTCCGGCGCGTTGTGGCCGCCGACTCCGCCGCCGACAATCACCGCCGGTACCCGATCGGCCAGCGCGGCAGGCACGAGCCAGCCAACCCCACCGACCACGACCGAGGCGTGCTGCACCAGCGCGAGAAGCCGCGTCGTGTCCAGTTCACCCCTGATCCAATACACGTCGGCGTCTGGCAACTCACCCTCCAGCCACTCGCGTCGCCCGTCGATGTCTGCCACGCACACGACCTTGAGCCCGCCGCGCCTGAGCACCTTCGCCGCTTCATTCAGGTACTGCGGCCGCGGGTTGCGCGCGGGGTTCGACCACTCGCGGCGCACGGTCGCGGGACGGATCACAGCGTAAGGCGCCTCCAGCGGCGGTGCTCCGAAGTCAGGCAGATCCATGGTGAGCCCGGGGAGCCGCACGCCGGCGTGAGTCTCCAGTTCCGACGAGATCGAACTGCGCATGTCGCGCAGCGCGTAGAGCAGCCGGACCTGGCGAACGGCCGCAGGGGGCAGGTGCCACGTATCTGCCGACTGCCGCTCCATGTTCTTCATCTGGCAGCGGAGATCCAGTGTCGCCCACCGAACCGGCCTCACGTTCTCCAGATCGGCGTAGATCTCCGGATACGGCGTCGAGAGCCAGACCGGGCCGGCCTCCGCAAAGTGCCGCACGAGCGGCCGCTGGTAGATGTTGTCGCCGAGCCCGCCCATGCTCTTCAGCCAAACGCCTGCGGGCGCCCGACGGGGCGCCGACACGCGCAGCCGCGGGGCAGGGCGGACGACGGTCATTCCTCGTCTCGCTCGGCCGCGGCCTTCACGTCAGCGACGGTGTACCCGCGCGCGCCGCTCGGCTGAAGCTCGCTGAGCTGCTCCGGCCCCACCTTCAGCTTCTTCGCCAGAGCCTCGGCCTCGTCGCTGGCGAACTCGACCTCACCGGTGGGTGCGGGTGCCGCCTTGTTCTGCGCCGGACCTGCCGCGCGCTTGTTCGCGGCGGGCTTGGCCTCCGGCTTGCCGATGCGGATACGGTCGCCGCGCCGCGCATTCAGCGCCTCAATCGCCCGCGTCTCCGCTTCGATTGCGCCCTGGTTCCGAGCGTCGTGCTCCGCGTCACGTGCGACCCGCGCTTGGCGCGCCTCCAAGGACTCCCGTGCCACGCTCCACCTCCTTGTCTCGTTGGCGGCCCGGCGCGGCGCTTAGTCCGCGCCGGGCTCACCTGGTTCAGATCCGTCAGCGTCAGGTCGAGGGGGCCTGCGTCTCGAAGTGCGCGAACGCCGCGGGCGCGTAGATGGGTAACGCCAGTCGCTCCTCCGCGAGAAGTGTCCGCATGTTCTTGATCAGCTGGTCGTTGATCAGCCCCACGGTCACGGTGAGCTGCATCCGGTCCAGGATCTGGGCGCCCATCTGCCCGTCGCCGACGATCAGCTCGCGCGCCTCGGTCGGGTTCCCGGCCCGCTGCTCGAGCGCGACGGTCTCCACCACGCGGAGCGACCACAGCCGACTACCGTTGTTGTCCGTGACGATGATCCAGACGTAGTGGTTGTCGGTCCCCTTCTGGAGGATGATCTCCTCCCAGTCGTAGGGGTGGATCGCCACGAAGTTGGGCTGGTAGCCGGCCACCATGACATCGGTCATGCCCATCCGAACCACGTCGATCAGGGTGTGGTCAGACGAGTTGTACCGGCCGTTCGCGGCGATGTCGGTGGTACCGGCGACCTGGAGCAGCCCCTCGATGTTCGCGCCGCTTCCGCTGCCCCAGGCGAGTTGGTACTCGCGCCGACGCTGGACGCTGTAGCGCAGCCGATTCTCGATCAGCGACCGGAGCTGCGGCCAGTCCTCAAGCTGCTGGTTCTGCACGGGCATCCAGCCGGCGATGGTGCGTACCTGCGCGGTCTGGACGGAGTACTCCAGCGCCTCCTCGGGCTTGGACCCGCCGTGCGCCGTCTCGGCAGCCGCCTGGGTGTGCGACTCCTCGCGCACGTACTCGATGGACCCGGCGCTGGTCGTGCCCGTCGAGATCACGTCCGCGAGCGTCAGGCGGTCGTCCGCCGTCACCTGCGGAATTCGCGCGATGCGCTGTGCGTCGATCACCCCCGTGCCGAGGGTCGGCGCGGCCTTGGTGGAGATCAGCTCCTCGAAGGCCTTTCGCTGCTCGCGCGTGAGCGGTACCAGCGGCTCGCCGCGGTCGGAGAGCAGGGCCCGCTTGCCCAGCAGCGAAATCCCCTCGATCTCGACGAGCGCGTGGGCGCCTTGGGAGTACCGCGTCTGCACGAACTTTCCGAACGCCGGCGAGGCGATCACGTAGTCGCCCACCGTGAGGTACCCGGCCACCTGGCCCGCGCCACCGTTGCGCTTCGACTCCGGCTCATCGGGGATCGGCGGGTCGACGATCTGGCGGCCTTTGGCGGTGAGGTTGGCGATCCGCTCGTAGCTGTCGATCTCCGCTTGCAGAGCCTCGGCCTCTTTCGCCTTCGCCTCAAGTTCCTCACCGCGAGAACGGGAGAACTCCGTGGCGCCCTCCATCTCCTTCTGACCAGCCTCAAGCTCCGTGAACAGCTTGGAAAGCTGGATGCGCTTCTTCGCGATGGCGTTGTCCGTCAGGTCGCCCACAGCGCCGACCACCAGCAGCACGGGGTCCATCCCCGACCAGCGCAGTACGCAGTTCACGGGCGCTGCGAGCGCGCACACCGCCCTTGCCATCCCGTCCGCCACCCAGCCCGCCACCAGCGCAAGCAGCGCGGTGACCCGTCTCTTCTTCAGCATGTTCATCGTTCCCGCTCCTCGGATGTGAACTTGGGGTTCAGGAACTCACGGCGTGCCGGGCCGGACCGTTCCGGGTGGCGGGGCCTCTGAGCTTGACCGTGCGCAACAGCAGGCGAAGGCGGAGCCTATCCAGGTCCACCCCCTCCAGCTTTGCATCGGTCGGCGCGGGTCCGGGGGGAGTCTCGGCGGGCGGCGCGGGATCATCCACGGCCGGTGCCGATTCGTCCTCCAAGAGTGCACGAAGGTTCTTGCGCGTCTCTGCGGGCAGGGCCTTGAGTTCGGCCTGCTCTTCCTCACTGAGTCGCCCCTCGCGGAGCGCTTCCGCTAGCGCCTTAACGCTTGTCGTGTCGATCACGGCGTGGGGGTTCATCGGCCAGATTACGACCGACACTTCCCGTAGCTTGATCTCCTTCAGGTGGCGGATGGCGTCCCATGCGTCGGTTCCTTCCGCGCGCTCCATCTCCCACTTCACGGCCTCGTAACCGATGGAGAGCCCGTCGACGTAACCGCCTTTCACGCGCCGCAGGACTTCGTCGCCGTCCGGCCCCTCGATCACCTCGAAATCGCACTCAAGGCCTTCCGTCGTTTCCTGCGCGCTCAGCATCTTGCCGACAACCGCGCGGACGGAGCCGTAGTTGTGGTTGTCGATCAGCGGAAGCACGCGCCCGCTGGAGCGCCAAGCGTTGAGCGTGCGTTTGAAGGCGCCCAGCTCGATCACGTCGTTGCCGAGGTCGAGATCCCAGGTGGACGCGAGACCGCTGAAGGTCCGGGCCTCCTCGTCAACGGACTTGACGGCGAAGGGCCGCGTGAGCGGAGCCTTGCGCTCGGCGAGCGTCTTCATTGCGTCTCCAGTTCGTAAACAAGGGTGCACCGGCAGTTGCTTACGACGACTCCGGCGGCGATATTCCATCCGGAAACCGACTGGAGGTCGTAGACGTGGCCCGTGTAAAAGTCTCGCCCGACGCGGACGATCTGGTCAGGCGCTATCAGGGTGGGGAAGCGACCACACAGATCATCCGCGAGTTGGGCATCAGCCCCCCGGTCCTCTACCGCGTTCTGCGTGAGCGCGGTGTCCGCCTGCGCGGAAAAACCCGCGTCCTCGTGCGGCGGAAGGCTATCAGTGTCGCCCCGTTGGTAGCGGCTTATGCGGGTGGCGAATCCCTCAAGGCGCTCAGCAAGCGAACCGGGGAGACTCGTGCGACGCTCGCCCTCCGCCTCAAAGAAGCGGGGGTGAAGCTCAGAGGCCGCTCCGAAGCGGAGCGTCTGAAGTGGAGGCAACTCAAGGCGGCGGACAGCCGCATCGTGGATCGTCAGTGCTCCGCTGCTTGGGCAGCCGCGCGAGGGCGCGTCCAAGTCCCAGCCGAGAAGGTCCGACGCGCCCGCACTATCGGCCTCCGCCTCCTCCATCGCGGCGAGCACGAGGATCTGATCGCGGGGCACCTCCGGCAACGGGGAGCGCGTGTCGTGCAGCAGTATCCCGCCGGGCCCTACAACCTCGATCTCGCCTTGGACGCTGGCCGCGTCGCCGTGGAGGTTTTCAACCGCCGTGTCTCGACTAAGGCGCGGGTAACGCTCCGCGAGCGCACGGAATACCTCCTCAATCGCGGCTGGGCCGTGGTGTTCGTCCGTCCCCGGAGGGCATTCCCCTGCAACGCTGGGGCGGTAGCCGACCAGATCATCGCCCTCGCGGAGATCTTTCGCGGCGACGAAGCCACGCGGCGTCAGTATCGGGTGGTTCGGGGTGACGGTGAGATAGCGACCGCCGGCAGTCTGGATTACGACCACTTCGCCCGCATAATCGGCGCGTAAACCGCCCACGTAAGCGCCCTCGACGACGGTGCCGGCGACGAGACAGTTCGGCTCGGATGGCTCCTGCAGCCCGTTGCTGAAGGCCTCGTCGATGCCGCGGACCTCGCCGTCCAAGGGCGGGCGGTGCGCATCCCGCACGCGGCCGTCACGGGCAGACAGCCAACGTTTCGTGACGCGGCCGCCGATTTCCTTGGCGTAAGCGCTCAGGCTCTCGCGCTGCGCACCGTTGGCCACCCGCGTGACCTCCGTTCGCGCGATCAACTCGGCACGCGAGCGGCTGAACGCCCCGGCCTCCTCGATCCGCTTGCGGAGGGCGGGGATCGCCTCCCCTTCCGCGAGCCCGGCCGCGAGCGCGGTGCGGATGGCTTCCTTCGTGGTGCCGGTGACGCTCTGAACCAGGAACGCGGCCTCGCGCTCCACGAAGGCGTCCAGACCCGGCTGGAGGACGTCGAACGAGATCGCCAACTCAGCCGCGACTCGCTCCACGGATCGCCGGCCGACCGCCTCGATCAGCCCTTGCGTGCCCTTTCGCCATGCCGTGGCGGCATCGCCGTCCAGGCGCTCAGCTACGCGACGGATCAGCTCGCGGACGCTCCCGGCATCGGCGGGTCGGAACGGTGCATCGTCCTTGACAGGTTCGGCTCGGAGCGTGGCGTCAGCGAGCGCGAGGCAGGCGCGGCGGTCCTCTTCGAGCAGCGCATGGGCGGCGAGTTCCCAGCCGGGCTCCTGCCCCGTGAGGACCGCGTCGTGGATCGCCCACCGCATCTGATCCGGGTCGACGGTTCGGGCCTTCGCACTCGCGGGTTTGCGCTTCTCGCCCGTGGCGGAGTCCACACCTCCGCTCTCCACAACGGCGCCATCCTCCAGTAGCCGATCCCCGCGCTCGTCCTCCAACGGCTGAAGCCCGAGCATGGCCCTGGCGTCGTTGACCGTCAGCGCGCGGCCCGCCTTCCCGATGATTTCCGCTTGGTGCCCTAGATCCGCCTGTAGCGCCTTAACGGCGCCGTGGTCGAAGCGGATAAAGCGGAGCGGGTTCTTGTCTACCGGCCGAAGGAGCCCGCGGGTGAGCGCCTTCTCCATCCGCGCCCAGGTGGGGATGATGGCGTTGTCGTAAACCAGCAGGACCGACGTCTCCAGGTTGTGGCGGTCGCTGCTGTTCGCGAGCCCGACGTAGGCGCCGATCACCACGGGCGGGAGTTGGAAGCACGCGCAGACAGCCGCCTCGTTCTCTTTCGACAGTTCGCCGCCTTCGAGCCCGGCGAAGCCGAGCTTGTTCCGCGAGGCCGTCGCGCCGCCGCCGACCACCAGCGCTTTGCCGTGGTTCCGCGCGCCCTCGTAACCGGCTGCTAGGTCCGCTTTGATTTCCTCGCGTTGCTCCGGCGTGAGGATTTCGGTCGCAGGGAAACTCAGCGTCATGCCGGGGACAACGGAGTTGAGGAGCCCGCCCCGGATCGACTGAAGCAAGGTCCGATCGATCCCGAGCCGGGAGAGCGCAGCATCCAGAGGAGCAACGGCGTCGTGCGGGTCGTCCGGATCCACGTTCCGGAACAGAATCACATCATCAGGACCTTTGATCTTCTCGCTCGCCGTGGTCGTCAACTCGAACTCGCCGTAGATCCGCCCGTCTTTCGCGCGGCTCGTGAACTGATCCTTGCTGTACGGGTAGAGCGCAGCGACCCGCCCCCCGCGGTCGTAGGCCTTCACCCAGAGGCAAGCGCCCGTCGTATCGAGGAACAGGCTGGTGACCTCCAACAGGTCCACCATCTCCATGTCCGGGTTCGGGCGTTCCAGCAGCTCCGCGAGCGGGTGGTCTCCCTCCAGCCAGGTCTCCGTACCGTCACGCTCCTCGCGGATCCAGAGCGGCGCCTCGATCAGCTTCGTGGCCCGGTAGCGCATGCACGCGTAGGCGAGCCACGCCGCGCGGTACCAGCTCCGCGCTCCGCCGACCCCGTAGTCGAGCGTCGTCCCGCCGTTCCCGTTCGTCGGCCAGAAGTTGACCGAACCGGAGAAGATGCGCGGGTCGACGATCACCGACTTCTGCGGTCCGCCGTTCGTTGCCGCGCCGTTGAGTGAAGGCGCCGCCGTGTACTTGGGGAAGAACCTGAGCCGTGGCTGAGCAGCCAATGGCGGATCTACTTGGGCGAAACGACAAAAGGCCTTTCGTCCCCGGATCAGGGACGAAAGGCCTTCGAAGAGGCTCAGGCGGCGCGGTGGCCGCTATGCCAATGACCTAAGTTACACTACGGACGGTCTATCAGTCAAGGAAAAGAGGGCCTTGGTGCTGCTGGCGGGTTAGACGACGGGGGGCGTTCCAGTCACCAAGCGCCCCCATTTCGCCGGTGGTCCGGCGCGTCTTTTCGGGCCCCCGTTCTTCCCCTACGGCGCCGCGTTTGTACCGCTGTCCCGAGGGGGCAGCAGGACGCGAGCGCTTGGAGGTCAGCGGCCTCACTAAGCGGATGCGCATGCACCTGAATGTGCCACCGGGGCCGCCCGTCAACGCCGACGTTGGCACGCTGAATCATCAGATCAGCAGAGAGGCGAGCGCCATCCCGCCACTCTTCTGCGGAGAGCGCGGGTCTGACCGCTCCGGCCTCTCCCTCGTCAGGATTCATTCCCTTCGCCTCCACCCGCCTGGGCGCCTACCTTCGCCAAACTGGAAGACGAAGCCAGCGTTCTCCGCTTCTTCCTCTGTCAGTAGTTTGATGTTGGCCGTGCCCTTGCCAATCAGGTAACCGTCTCCATCGTCTATCGGCAACCCATCGTCGCCGATCACCATGAATTCGAACTCGCCTGTCTCGTCATCTACCAAGGTGACGTTCTCAATCACCTCGCCGGTGTCGAGGTTCACCGGGATCCAGCAGTGCGAGTCGACCATGTCCTGAGCGCGGAAACGCATGCTACACCCCCCTGGTTAATAAGTGATGCGGCACGTCGAGCGACTTCATCCCGCGTCAATTCGCGTGGCCTGCAGTGCAGTAAGGCGGAAGTCCGCCATCCGTCGCCCGCCGTTCCACCTGCGCCAAATATACCCTTACGCCGCCTTGGATTCCACCGTGTAGACGGTCCCGCACCGCGGGCACCGCAGTCCTACCCCTCCGGGCGGGATCTGCTCCTGCGCTCTGACATCAACAGTGCCGGGGATCGCGTCCGCCATCCTTCCCCGGCATCGGCGTCCCGCGTGTGTCGGGTGGGGCGCCGTGCATCGGATGGGCGCGGCGGCGAGGTTTTTCATGCGCTGAAGGCGAACGGCGTGGGGGCGTTCTGCAGCATGAGTTCGGTCAGCGCCCAAACCAGGGCGTCCATGCGATCAGGGCTTGGCACGCCCGTGCCGGGAACCCACTGGCTCATCTGGTCCTCGAGCTCAGCGAACCCGCCGACATGGTGAACCTTCCCCTGTTCGTAGAGCGCCGCCACGGGCTCAGCTCGCGTCCGTTTTCCGCGACTGGCGTGCACCTTTTTGAATGCTGCGGAGCGGTCGACCGTCCGAATGTTCACCTCCACCAGGTCGCCGCCGTTGTTCGCCTCTCCGATGATACGGTCGGCCTTCTGCGTTCGATAGGCGCCGACTGCTTTTTTCGCCCACGTATCCGGCGACCATCGGCCCGAAAGATCCTCCAGAACGTACCCGTGGCCGTCTTCGCCCAAGCCAGCAACCACGATGCCGGTTTCATCGGAATCCGCTCCGCTGGTGACGGCAGGATCGATAGCCACTACGATGCGCGTAAGCTTCGGGTGCTCGCGTCGGCGAAGCGCATCGATCATCCCCATTGACCACAGAGCCCCCTCCACATCCTCCAGAAGCTCGGCGTTCAACTCCTGGCGACCGAGCCGCGACCCCTCATACCGTGCGATGATCTGCTGGAAGAACACGGGCGAGAGGTTGTCCCGGTTTTCATAGGTGCTCCCGCGCGTGACAACTACACCCTCCATGCTCAGTAGTTCTCGGAGTAGCGGGAGCGGCTTCGGCGTAGTAGTGGCTACCCCTCGCGGCGATGCGCCGAGGCGGAACCCGAACATCAGTTGATCCCAGGTCTCTCGCAGGTACTTCCATGCCGCCACCTCATCCGCCCAGAACGCCTCGCATTGTGGGCCACGCAGGCGCTCCGGTTCCTCCGCGGAGAAGAGCAGCGCTGACGCGCCGTTGGGCCAAGTAAGCTTGCGCTTGGACGGCTCATACGTCGGCCGTTTCCCAGGTGGGGCGGTCGCCAGAATCCCGCTATCGCCCTCGACCATCGTGTCGCGTGAATCAGCAGCTGTCGGGGCGACAAAGTGCCAGCGCCCATAGTGGTCGATGTTCTCGTGTACCCACTCGGCCCCGGTCCGCGTTTTTCCGAAGCCGCGTCCAGCGAGGATCAGCCATAGCCACCACTGTCCGCTCCCCGTCGGCGGTAACTGGTTCGCGCGCGCTACGGTACGCCATGGTTTGAATCCGGCGTGCACCTCGGCATGGGAAGTAACCCCCGCGACTGCCGCCCGGATAGCATCCAGCGCGAGAGGCTCAGGCGGCGCGAATAGATAGCCACCCATCCTGAATCTTCTCGCGGGTCTCCTCGTCTGCTACGTACCGCGCCACGACGCGCCCCATCTCCTGCATCAACCGCATAAGGTCTGGTCTACTTATGGCGTTCGCCGCTCGCACACGTTCGATGCGCTCGGCGATCTTGGTGACCTCACTCAAAATCCGGTAGGCGTCGGCAATATCGAGGATCTGGATAGGCTTCCCCTCCGTCGGCGAGGCGATCAGCGAAACGAATTCTCGCGCCTTCTTCAAATCCTTCTCCTGCCGCTCGGTTGATTCGCCGCGCTCGTTCAGCAAAGCCTCGTATTCATCCAGGGCAGAGTCAAATGCGGTCCGAAGATCGCCGGGGATCGGTCGTCCGGAGGCGCGGTAGGTTTCGTGCCAGGCGAGCAACCCATCGCGCCACTCATCGTAGCGCTCGATGAAGTCCTGAAAGAGTGCCCGTGCGGCCGCGAGCTCCGGGAAGATGTTGAGAGGGTCCGGGTCGGCCTGGTGCTTCTCGATCAGGTCGCGAAGCGCCTCGCGCTTTAACGTGCTGTACCGCCCATGCCGGACGGGTGTGGCGCCGCCGTGAAGCTTGCACGGACCCGAGCCCACGTGGTCCGTTCCCCACCCCGCCGGGCGGCCGCACGCTCCACCCTGCCGATTACGTTTCCCGCACTTGACATGGGGTGAAGTAGGAACCACGTCTGTCATGGGCCATCCACGGAAGCCGCCCTCGCGATGCAGGCGAGCGGCGGCGGAGGCGCACCAGCGCGACCGTAGAGCGGACACCTGCCGTCGCGAGTGGGACTCATACCTGTGGCGAGGCAGTCGTACAGGTAGTCATAAGCCTGGAGGCGCTCCGCCTCTCTTAACGCCTCCGCCTCATCTACCCCGGCCGCGTCGGCGACCAATCGAAGGCGGTTCACGGCGGCGTCCCGGCTGTAGTTCATCGCGTTCTCCCTTTCGGCTTCCCCCGGCTGCGCCCCACCTGCTTCTCCTTGGAGTAGGGCTCGATCCCGCCCGCGTCCTCTCGCTTCCCCTTCTTACCCTTCTCTCCTCCTCCTGGTGCTTGCTTGGGAGGAGGGGGGATCGGGGGTGCGTGGTGCGGCGGGTCAACGACGGCGCGGACATCAGAGGCGGCGGCGCGGAGGCGGCTGGCTTCGTCTCCTTCTCCCGCGCTGGCGAGAAGGTGCGCCGCGACGTCGAGCAGGCGGCGGGCGTGCTTCCCGAGCCCTCGCCCGAGCTTTCGCAGGGTGTCCGGCCCCGCGCCCTGGTTGCCGGCGGAGAGCTGCTTGACGTAGCCGCGGGGGACGGACGAGTCCTTGGCGATCTCGCCTAGCCCGTAGCGGGCGCGCGCCAGCTCGTCTCGGACGTTCATCCCCTCCAGCATAGCGACTAACTCCCCGGTGAGCAATGACCCTTGACTGGCACTAACCACACGGTTATTATACTAGCCAGACGGTTAGTATGTCAAGACGGACGCACCCCAACGACGGAGCCCACGCATGACCTTCACGAGCCTCAAGGACCAGATCAACGCGGGCGAGCCGGGCTACTGCCACGACTGCGACCTGACGCATCGCGACGGAGAGTGCCCCTACTGGCGGCACGTTACCAACGAGGGCGACAGCGCGTGGAACGAGCACCCGGACGGCTGCTACCACTGCGGCTCCTCGCACCACCACTCGTCGGACTGCCGCTACGTCGAGGACGAGGACGGCGAGCGCATCTGGGGCTACTGACCCGCCCCCTTCACCTGATCCACCGAACGCGAGAACCGACGATGCCGACCGAGAGCGAGATTCAGGAAGCCGTCCGGCGCCTCACCGCCGAACTGGAGCACCCCGCGATGCAGGCGGCGATTGCCGCGCCAGCGGGGCAGGAAAGTCGCAGCCGCGGAGGCCGTGTTGTCGAAGAGCATGGGGCGCATCCGCAAGCAGCCGAAGCCCTGGACCTGCGACGCCTGCGACGCCTGCGGCCAGCGGCACCCGGCGAACACGTCGGCGCACGTCGTGTGGGAGGACCAAGCGCATCCGATGCCGCCCGTCCGCCGCCTTTTCTGCACGACGCACTGAGCGGCTTCCACCCCCAACGCGCGAGCGAACCCCCGAAATGAGCGAGACGACTGAAACGACGATTCGCGGAAGCGTGATGAGCCACATGCTCGGCGCGGAGCCGCACAAGGTGTTCTACGGCGCCAACGCGATTCGCGGATTCGCGCGCCTTTTCGTTCAGGAGCACGACACCCTCCCCGATGGACAGCAGATGCACAGTATCGCGGGGGCGCTCATGACGGAAGATTGACGGACGAGAAGGTCACGGCGAATGGCATCAGGACGCCGCCCTCGTGGACAAATGGGTGCGCTGGATGAACGACGAGTACGGCGCCGGGACACACTGGCGCGAGACGCGACCAGGCACCAAACCACGAAGCGAGCGACCTATGAGCGGCAAGAGCGAGACGGAACGACGGGCGGCGGAGGTGCTCGCGCCGCACTGGCCGGAGACGTTGAAGTCGCGCCAGTTGTACGAGCGGCCTTGCGACGACAAGCGGTACGGTCGCCTCACCCTGTCGTTCTCCGAGGATGGCGACGCTTGGGTGACGGTCCACGAAGGCGAGCGCGAAGATCTTAGCGACTTCCACACGGCGACGGTGCGCATCCGCACGTTGTTCGGCGGTGGCCGCTCCATCCGCACGCGGCAGGCGCTTCTCTGGCTGGCCGAAGCGATGCGCCAGGATGAGGCCGAGTACCCGATCCACCGCCTCTCGCCGGGGCCATCCGATGCCGACTGAGCCACGCCTGTGCCAGAAGTGCGGCGAGCGCGGGGCCCGCAAGGTCCGGGTGCGCGGCGTCTGGCGATGGCTCTGTACCCACTGCTGGAGGACATGAGACGATGAGCAACGAGCAGCAGGAGTACCCGTTCGTGCGCTTCGAGCGCGGCGCGTGGTTCGCGTTCCCGGCTGGCGAAGGAAGCGCAATCGGACCGTTCAGCGACGAGGAACAGGCGTGGGGCTTCCTCTCCGGCGATCCGGACCCGGACGAAGACGAGTTCGACCACGCGCTCCGGCTGGCGGAACGCTTCGGCTGGATTCGGGAGGTTCCCGATGCCGACTGACACCGTCACCCGCGAGCCGATGCGCCGCTGCTGTCCTGCTGGTTGCCCGCTCTGCCGCGCCGCCGAGGAACCCATGAGCACAGCCGAACCGAGCACCGCCCGCGAGCCTGACGACTACACGGGCAACGCGCAGGCCGCCTGCGACCGCTGCTCCTGGCGCGGACCCTACCCCGCCGACACCGGCGTCTGCCCGTCCTGCGGCGGCGGGCTTGACGCGGGGAACCTGCTGCGGCGGAGATCCCCGTCCTGCGCGCGAAGCGGCGGCGCCTCCTCCCCGCGCATCCCGGCCAGGAAGGCGAGGCAGGCGACGCAGTCCTCCACCCGGTGCTCCACTGGTCTGATCCCCGCCGGCGCCAGCCAACCGCGGATCGCCTCCTGCTCCTCTGTCGTCAGTTGCATCGTCTCACCTCGTAATCGTGCGTCGTGCCCCCGCGCGTCTCTTGCTGCTGGGGGGGCGTGGCGGATCAGGTGCTGCGGCGGTTCTGCTGCGGTCGACGATCCGGTCCGGTCAAGCACACCTGGTAGCACCTCGAGAGCCGCGAGGCGATCCGCGCGCCGTGCTCGCTCTTAGTCTCCACCTTCTCAATCGGGTGGTTGCTAGTGAAGAGGTCGCTGCGGCCGCGGCGGGACTCGAGCACCGTGAAGATCAGTCCGGGCGCAAAGTCCGTCGCCCACCGCTCGGCGCCGAAATCATCCCATATCAGCAACTCAGGTTCCACCAGCATCCGCATTACCTCGCCAGTTCGCTTCTCGTCCATCGCCGCCTTGTAGTCCTCCAGCAGCTTCGGCACGAATACGTAGCGGACGTCTACGGGCTTGACCAGCGGCTCGAGCAGCAGCGCGCGGCCCACGGCGTTCGCCAAGTGCGACTTGCCGGCGCCGGCGGCGATGGTGGAACTTCCCGGCCGCTTGCTCCAGAGGTAGAGGCTCGGGCGCTTCCCGGCGATGAACGCGGCCACGAAGCGCGTGGCGGCTCTCAGCGCCGGGGCATCGGGGTTGGGGTCGAAGTTCTCCAGCGTGCACCGGCCGTACTCGAGCCAGTTCATCCCCGCCGCCTGCATCAGCGTGCGAATCGACTTCTCCCGCTGCTGGCGCTCCATCTCGAGCCGCCGCGCCTGCTCTTCGGCTTGTTCCCGATCCAGACAGGCATCGCAGGCTCGAGGGACGGGCTGGCCGCTGGCTGGCCTAAAGACCGCCGCCGACCCGCCGCATGCGTTCACGCACGCCAGTCGTACCACGTCCGACCGGACCCGTGCCTCGAGCCCGTTCCACTCTTCGCACTTCCGTCCCGCCTTCTCCTGCCCTACCGGCCCAAACACGGGTTCTCCGGTCTCCTGGTCGACCACGAACCAGCGACCGCTCTTGTCGGGCCCGGCCAACGTGTACCGCGCGTCCGACGCCACCAGCTCAGGCAGCGGCGGCGCCTCCTTCGTCCTCCGCCCAATCAGGGGGCGGGAGATTGGCGTACTTGCCGAGCTCGTAGACTTCTCCACCCCCACCCGATCCCGAATCGCCGCCGCCCTGGCCGCGAGATCCTGAACGTCCGCCACCGCTTCCGTTGCCATTGGCGCTCCCGTGGTGTTGGCCCGCCTTACGTAGCCAGTTGCGAGCGGTCGCCGGCCAGTCCGAGCGAGGATTTCGGAACTCGTAGTCCCGCATCTGCGCAAGCTCGGTTTCGAAGTTCACGCCGCACTCTCCCGCAAGAGACCTAAGCTCCTGCTCCTCGGCGTCGGTGAACTGATAATCCTTGGGCATCCGGCGGGACGCTCTCACGCGCGTACTCACGTGCTCCGTAGGAGCACGTTTCTTCTTCTCTTTCTTACCTTCTTCCCCTTCCTTCTCTATGTGGCTCGTCTGCGGTACCGTCGGTGGCTCGTCTGCGGTACCGTCGGTGGTGCGCGGGACCACGCAAGCGCCGTGGTCGCAGATGGTTAGGTGGTACTGTGGGCGGCTCTGTTTGATGCTCAGCCAGTGCGCATCGGCGAGACGCGCCAGGAATCGCGCGACCCGGCCGCGGCTCCACCCCCAGCGCCGCTCTAGCCCGCGTTCGGAGGTGACTAGGTCGCCCGGCTCGAGCCGATAGATCTTCCCCCCGATCAGCCGCTCATGCGTGCTGTGCGCCGCCATCTGGCGCAGGTCAATCCTGGCCGAGCGAGAGTCAAAGGGTTCCTTGCCGCCCCACAGAAGATCGTCGGCGTCGAATTCGGAGCGTGGGATGCGGATGTGCGGGACAGGCACGATGTATCACCGCTCCGATGGAAGGGCGGCCGCGTCGTCCCCCAGCGTCTCCAGATCCGTCACGATCATCCCCGGCTCTTCGTCGGGGTACGCCGCCAGCAAATCGGCGGCTTCGGCGTCCGTCGCCGGTGCGACTATTGGGGCCAGCGGTGCCGCGTAGAACCCCGTGTGCACGGCGATCATCAGCCGGTCGCGCAGTTCTTCGAGGTCCGCCGGCATCGTCTCTCCGAACGCCGTCCAGACCTTCAGGCGCGCGTCCGCGTACCGCTGCGCCGCCGACCTTCGTTCCTTCGTGTCCATCCTTGGGGTGCGGCCTTTCGTCCGCGGCGGTTCAGTGCGTCAGGGGTGCGGGAGCGCGTGGAAGGCGAGCCGGACGGTCTCGCGCACGTGGCGGTTGTGGTTCGGCCAGTCGGCTTCGGAGACGGAGCCGGGGAACAGCGTGTCAGCGAGACCGAGCGCGAGGCCAGGGGAGCGGGAGGCGCCGAAGTCGCAGTGAATCAGCAGGGCGGGCGCGTCGGCGTGGCCTTGTACGAACTCGAGCACTTGGCGCGCGAGTTCCGGCGAGAACACCACGTCGCCCCGCGCCTCAGCCATCTCCGGCGTCAGCCAGCCGTACCCGCCGCCGTACATCGTGAGCGGCTGATGATCGGCGTCCACGAAGGCGAGGCGCAGCACGTCCGCGAACCGCCATGACAGGTCAGCGGTCGACGTCCCATTGTCGCCCGGCGTCCGGATGGAGATGCACACCTCGCCATCACTCGCGGGCTCGTACTGCTCCGCCAGACGACGCGACAGCACAACCACCCGCGGCACGGCAGCGGCCTCAGTCGGAGGCATCGGAGCCTCCGGCCGTCGCGCTGCGGGTGGACGCTCTTGCAGTAGGCGTCCGACGCGCGCGCAATCAACGCGTCCGACGGCGCCCCACCGTTCTCCCGCGCCTCCTTCGCACCCCGCTTCAAAAGCGGCTGCCACTTCGCTGATCGTATAGAACCACCCCTGCACGGGCTCGCGCTCCTCTGCCCCCGTCGTCGCGGGGGCGCTGCTCGTCTCAGGCAAGCGAACGGTTTCAGCGTCGGGGGCGCGTGGGTCTAAGTCTGGCGCGGGCATGTCGGGCAAGTCGGGCCTCCATCCAGGGGTATGCGGGATCACCTGCCGCGGGGGCTTGCTTTTGCCCGGCTTGCATCCACAGTCGGACGCACCGATGTGACCGCACTCGTTGCAGACGTTAGGCATCGGGGGCCTCCGTGGTGGGGGTGAGGACATCGGAGGCGGCGCGGCACTGCCCGTCGTGCGGTCCGGTCGCGGTCCTGTACTCGCACCAGCAGCGTTTCCCGTCTCGGAAGACCGCCACGTTGCGCAGGGCGGCGCGCAGCCGGTCCCGCTCCGCCTCCAGCGCGGTGATGCGCTCGCATGCGGCTCGGAATTCCAACTCCAGTCCGTCGAAGTCGCTCTGCCACTTCGCGATCCCATCCTCCAGTTCCGCGATGCGCTCCGCGTCTTCACGGCGGCGCTCCTCCAGGTGGAGGGCGTAGCGGGCAAGGTCGCTTCCGAGTTCCGGCCACTCCGCGAAGCCTCCGACCAGCTCCTCCAGCGGCGGGCGCTCCGGGGCGCCATGTGTGTGCTCAGGCACCGGGTCCGTCCTTTCGCCGCGACTGGCTGCGGTCCTTGAAGTATTCCGTGTAGAGCTTGAGCGTGAGCCCGAGCACGGCGAGGTTCGCCAGCAGGATCAGCGCATTCGCTACCAGCAGCGCGAGTTCAGGCATGGGCGGCGAGCCTCCGGCGAAGGCGGCGGATCGTGCGGCGCAGGCGGGCGATCTCCGCGCCGGCCAGAGAGGTGTCCGCGATGTGGATGTGCGGCGGCGGCTCCATGGAGAAGAAGGCCGCCGGGAAGCCGAGCACCCACGACATCGCCGCGACCGCTTCGGCAGTGGGCTCCGCGTCCCCGCGCTCCCAGAACCGCACCTCCGCCCGCGACACGTCGAGCAGACGCGCCAACTCCTCCTGCGAGAAGCCGCGCCGCCGCCGCGCGAGGCTCAGCCGCGACCCCGTGAAGCCCTGTCCATGAGGGGCGTGCTCAGGCATTGGGGGTGTCCTCCGGCTCGGAGCAGTCCGCGCCCATGTCGGCGGCGAGCAGGTGCACGTGGTGGTGGCACCAGCCGCAGACGAGGAGTTCGCAACGCTTGCATCGGATGCGACGCTGGCCCGGTTCGATCTCTTCTCCGCAGTCCTCGCACTCCAGCACAGGAGTCTCATTCGTGCTCATGGTCTCAGTCTCCATCGTTGGTGTGCGGTCAGAACGGATTCGGGGCGCGGGAGAGCCAGCGCAGCCCGTGGAAGTCGTTGGCGTGCCAGTCGGCGGCGTGGCGGGCGCCCATGCTGCAGCGGACGGGGACGCCGTTCGCGTGGATGATCGCGGTGCACTGAGCGGGCGCGTCCTCTTCGGTCGTGAGCGCGGCGACGGAGATCCCGAAGGCTCCGGCGACGGCCTCCACGCACGACAGCAGGCAGTCGGACCCGCGTTCCATCCGGCTGATCGTCGCCGTGCTGACGCTGCCTCCCGTCCGCTCCGCCAGATCGCGCACCGTCCACCCGCGCGCCTCCCGCATCGCCCGGAGCCGGTTCCCGATGGCGTTCAGGTACTCAGCGCTCATTCTCGGCTCCATCGTTGGTGAGGGTCGCGAGGCACCGGATGCAGAGGCGAAGTCGCCGGAGCCGTCGCGTCGCCGGGACTTCACGGGAACAGCGGCGGCACCACCGAGCCCCACGGCGCGTGTGCGGTACGTGGCGGGCTCTCAGCGCCTGATAGACCACGGGCGGGCGCACTCCATCCTCGCGGGCAACGTCTTCCGCTGTCGCTCCGGCGAGCACACGGCGCGCTCTATCGTCCGTCTTCACGTCGCAGCCTCGTTGGTGAGGGTCGGTGCCCCCGGACGTGCTGGGGAGGCGGTCAGACGCCGCACATGCCCTCGCACTCGTTGGCGAATCCGTCGAACAGGTTGCCTTGACCGCGCTCCTCGGCCGTGCTGAAATCCACTTCGTCCAGCGGGACGCAGGAGCGATGGAGGAAGTTCTGGCCGCGGAGCTTGACGCCAGCGGGCGCGCCATCGCGCATGTACCTGTCAAACTCCACCGCTTCGGCAAACTCACCGGGCGCGTTCTCCTTCATCTCGCGCCAGCGATGATCCTCCGTGTAGGGACAGATGATGCAGGCGCTCTTTGGCGGCGACGGGAGTCCGCGCGCTTCCCACCAGCGGAGGCAATCGCGCCGCGTCATCCTGAGATCGATAAGAGGGTATCGGTTGCGGACCCACGGCGTGCGGCTGTCCTTCATTCGCACAGCTTCGTCCAGACTGATCCCCATCCACTGCTCCGCGAAGACGCGCCCGCGCGGCAACGGCCACCCGCGGATCGCGGCTGCGACACAAGCGCCTGCGTCAATCCGATCCCAGATGCGTTGCGGTACTAGACCCGGTTCGGCCTTCATCAGCCGTTCCGCCACCAATTCACGGAGGCGTCGGATGATGGGCTCAATCTTGAATTCCTTGGTGCACTGGCGATGGGCCATGCCGGTGCTGCCGTCCGTATTGCGGACGAAGAGGGGCAGCGTTGCGTAGCGCTTCCCGGTGCTCCGCGCCGTATAGATTCGTTCAGCGATGTTCCCGGCCGAGACGCGATAGATGGGGATCACGCCACGAACCTGCTCCTCCAGCCAGTCCAGCCACTCGTAGACCGCGCGCGGCTCCTTCTCCGTGTCCGCGAAGATCGCCGCGTCGGGCATGTGCTCCAGTTCTCCCGCGGCCGCCATCAGAAGGAGCGTGGACGACTGCACCCCAGCGCCGAGCGACAGGACGCGGAGCGGCGGGCGGGTCATGCAAGCCGCACCCGTGGGAGCGAACGCGTCGAGGTCGAACGAGGGCTGGTGTGCGTCGATTCTGGCGAGGCGGGCGCGGGATGCTTCGGCGTCCTTGGGGTTCAGCTCGATCCCGATGAAGCGGCGGCCGTGGCGCAGGGAGACGACGCCCGTAGTGGAGCGGCCGGCGAAGGGGTCCAGCACGACGCAGGGGACGGGCGCGAGGTGGCGGGCGGAGGACGCTGCTGTGTCTGCGATCCGCGTCCAGTCGGAGCCGGAGAGAGCGGCGTCCTCGCCGGGGTAATAGCCCGCCACGGCGCTGCGGAGGCAGTCGCACGTTGGCTCCCATCCTGCGGTCCGGTTCGCTGCGAAGGCGAACTCTCGGAAGTACCCGCCGAGAAATCCCTTAGCTTCGTCAGCGAGGCGCTGGGTCTCCTCGGCGTTGGCACCGGCGCCCGTCTTCGTCGAAAGCGCCTTGCCGGCGTCCTGCACCCCTACCGCGCGGATTGCTGCAAGGTGGGCGTCGGTCAGCCCGGCCTCGCGGAATAGCGCCACAGTGCGAGCCGCTTGCGGGCGCGACGTGTCGGGCATTCCCGAGCGATCGACGACTCGCGCCCACGGCGCCCCGCACTCAGGGCAGCACCCGCGCTCCGATGTACCGGCGAGGACGCACGGCTCCGGCAGGCCCGGCGGGAAGGTGGCGTAGTGGTCCCCGGCGTACGCTTTGGTGCTCACCCGCCAGACGGAGCGCTTGTTGCGACCGCCGCCCGGCGTCCACTGCTCGTCATTCCCGCGCCCGTCGTAGGACAGCCGATGCTCGCGCTTGAAGCCGTTCCCGCTCGCCTTCCCGCCGTCCGCCTCTCGCACCGCGTCGGCGTCGTAGAAGTAGGTCGCGCTCTTAGCGAAGTGGAACACGTATTCGTGAGCGCGCGTAGTGCGGTCGCGCACGCTCTCCGGCATCGGGTTGTCCTTCGCCCACACGTTGTCCTGCCGGATCCACCACCCGTCCGCCTGCATCGCGAAGGCGAAGCGCCAGGGGATGCCGATGAGATCCTTCCCCTTGAGGCCCGTCCCCTGCGGGATGCTCCCCGTTCGGGCCTGCCCGCGAGGGTGCGCTTCGATCTGGCGTTCGCTGATGGCGCGACCTCGAGGTCGGTTGCCGTCGAGCGTGGAAGTCCCCTTGTCGCTCGCCCCGCGCGACTGAGCTCCCCAAGACCCGGCGTAGCTGTCCCCGAGGTTCACCCAGCAGGTACCATCCTCCCGCAGCACGTCGCGCACAGCGCGGAAGATCAGCACCAGGTGCCCGATGAACGCCTCGGGCGTCGGCTCCAGCCCCAGCGCGCACTCCATCGCCGGAATCTCCACCGGAGGCAGGCCGGGCATCGGCGCGTAGGAGACGGCGGGCCAGCGCGTCGGCGGCACCTTGTAATCCCGTAGCCCGTA